AAGCATAAATTCTTCCGAGATAATCACCTGCTGACGGCGAAGCAGTTGAATTGCTAAAAGCTAAATCAGCGCCATTACTGTCTTTTAAACTCAACAAATAAGCTGGCGAACTAGTACCAATACCAAGACGGCCACCACTGTCTATGCTCATGGCTTCTGCGTTGTTGACACGGAAGTCCATAGAATCTGTACTATGGCTATACCTAATTCTGCCTCTTAGTGGGTCGCCACCAGTTGTCCCATCGGCAAAGATTATCGCACCCTCGCTAGATGTTCCGCTTACTATTGAAATTCCAGTGTCGGCAGAAGTTAAAACAACAAGGTCATCAGCTTTTGAGTTGTAAGAAGTAGGACTACTAGTACCAATACCCAAAGACTCAGCAGAAGCATCCCAGAAGAACTTTGGAGTCGTGCCAGTGTCTTCGTAGAAGGAGATGTCGCCGTTGGTAGCAACTTTCATTGCATTACCTGAGCCAACTTTCATAGTAATGGGGTATGAATTAGCGAAAGACTCACCAGTGCTGAGAATTAAACCGTCAGTAGTCCTATCATCGTGATTCCAATAAAGACCAGAACCCGCACCCAAAACAATGTTGTTTGTTACTCCAGATCCAGTCGCTGATAAATTTAGTTCAGCGTTAATGGATGTTGTTACAGCAAGCCCATCAGCAGTGGCTGTGCCAGTAACGTCTATGCCTGTGGCGGTTGTGGCGAGTTTAGGAGTTGCCCCACCGTCATAAAAAAGTTTAACAGCGCCATCAGAATTAGCATGAATCATTGCCTCTGACCCATCAGGTTTGCGAACCCTAAAGTCGTTGGCATCAATTTGTAAATTACCTGTGCCGTTATCTACGATATAACTACTAGTGCCATCATGGTAAATCTCAAGATCGTTAGAGTTACCAAACGTAGCCTTGTCATTATCACCAAGAGACAAACCATCAGCCGTGACTATGCCTGTGAAGGTTGGGGAGTTAGGACTAATAGCAGTGTCTTGCCAAGCAGAGCCGTTGTAGACACGCATGACATCAGACGTAGTGTTGAAATACAGCGCACCAGTTAATAAAGCATTGCCGTCATTGTCTAGTGTAGGGTCTGAGGCTTTATCGCCTAAGTAGCGGTCATCAAACTGGTCGTAGCTTGAGGCAGCAGCGTTGGCAGAGTTAAGCGCATTCGTCTCTGAGGTAGAAGCATTAGAAGCTGATGTCGCTGCATTAGACTCAGAGGTTGACGCAGCGGCAGCAGAGGCAGCAGCAGATGTAGCAGAACCCAAGATTGAGTCTGTGTAGGCTTTAGTCGTAGCGTCTGCTGCGTCTGTAGGAGTGCCAAGACCTGTAATCTTGTTAGTACCCATTGCAATAGCACCGGACATCGTACCACCCGAAAGTGGAAGTCCTGTGCTGTCTGCTGCATCAACGTAGGCTTTAGTTGCTACGTCTTGCGCGAGGGTAGGATCAGCAACACTAACAATCTTATTAGCACCTAACGACAGCTGACCTGTCATTGTGCCGCCCGCTAACGGTAGCTTTCCCGCGAGGGAGTTAGTGACTGTAGTGTGGAAAGACGCATCATCGTTCAATGCAGCAGCTAGCTCGTTTAGAGTGTCTAGTGCAGCAGGTGCGCCGTCAATGACAGCCGCGATAGATGTATCTACATAAGTCTTAGTAGCAGCGTCAGAACCTGCAATAGGCTCAGCTACGTCTGTAAGGCGTGTGTTTGTAAAATCTACAGTGCCGTTAACGACTAGGTTGTTAACCGTAGATGTACCTGTAGAAGCCGTGACATTGCCTGTCAGGTCGCCTGTGACGTTGCCAGTGACGTTGCCAGTGACGTTTCCTGTTAAGTTACCTACTACATTGCCTGTTAGACCGCCTACAAAGCCCGTGGTCGCTGTTACTGTAGAACCCCTTACTGTTGATGGGGTAGTCGCACCAATGGGCGTAGAGTTGATTGAGCCGCCTGTAATAACTGCGTTATTAGACGCGAATGTACCGTTAGCTGTTAATGTGCCAGTAACCGTAGCTGTAGCAGTGGTAACAGTAGACGGATTAGTACCCAGTTCTACAATCTGTGTAGACGCATTCTCTGTGAATAGTCTTTTATCCGTGACGTTGACAGCGAGTTCGCCTTGAACCAAGTCACTTGTAGTTGGTACGGCTGAAGCAGTTGAGCTGTTCTTGGTTACTATCGTTGCCATGTTAAATTCCTGTAGTTACCACTTGGTTTTATGCGACCAGTATCTTGCAGATAGTTTTGAAGGGCTTGAGTCTTGAGCGTTATGCCTAGCGTAGTATGATTTCTTTCGCGCTTTGTCTTTGGCAGTCTTGGGATTGCTCCCTGCGCCCGTCACACCCTGCTGTCCAAATCGGACAGTCTTTACTTGATCACCAACTTTAGCCAATACAACATGGCTTTTGGTGGGATGATTAGGAGTCTTTTTGGGTTTGTTATACCCACTTAATCCGAGCCTGGTTAATTTCGGGTCTTTATTACGCATAAGATAAGGGGGCAGGTTTCCCTACCCCCATCTCCATTAGCCGTTAACAGCCATGATGAAACCGCTGTCAGGACGGTAAGTCTTGACACCGTACAGAGTATCAGCAGTATACAGTGTTCCGAGGAACTCCTGCTTGTACTGAGTCTGTGAACGTACTGACATCTGCTCTGCCAAGATCATAGTGTCTTGGTGGATGAGCATTGCTGCCTTGATTTCACCACCCGCTGAGTTGTTCGCAGCAGTTTCAGTGACAGGGCAGTTAGAAGTAACGTATACGTCAACACCGTATAGGCTACCGATCTTACCGTTCTGTACAGTCTGACCACCAACGAAGTCAGAAGATACATAACGCTCAACGCCCATGATTGCGTTACGCAGTGAAGGAGGAATAACAAACGCACGGTTGTCCATAGGGACATCGGCGTCATCCTGCTTCTGAATCAAAGCGCGGAAACAAGCATCAGTAAATACATCAGCAGTAGTAACCGTGTCATCAGCGTAGGCAGTCAGGCCAGTTGATGCGTCACAGTAGAACGCAGCAGAGTTAGTCCAAGCAGAACCATCGCCATCACCTAGTGACTTACCAAGCGTGAAGAGGTCTGTGTCTACCTGACGCGACAGAGCATAACCCGCATCAGATGTGTAGAAATTACGGAGTGAAGCAAGCGCTTGAGTCTCTGTAATATCTTCGATGATGCGTGAGTACTCGTAGTGCTTGTCAATTGCAACTTGCACTTCGCTCTCTGTGTTGCTTTGGATTGTGACAGCAGTTGCTGACGCTTTCGCGTACGCATCGCCACGGATAGGAGCAGGAATATGGATGATGTCACCCTTCTTGCCTGTCATACCCATTTTCTTTACTAGGTTCGCGAGGATGAGGTTTTTCTCATACGCAGCGCGAATCTCGTCACTCCAAATTTCAGGAATAAATGTAGCAGCAGTAGTGTTAGTTACTGCGCCGCCCATATTAGGATAAGTAGAAGTAGCCATAATAATCTCTCAAAGGTTAGCTTTTTACGCGACCTTCCTGATACGCCCTCATGATCTCATCAGACATCGATTGATAGCGTTGCGGGTTGGTTCGCATTAGTTCAATAATGTCGCTTCGTCTATAGATCTTTCTGCTTGGTGCTTCTGAACTTCCATTAGCACCGCCCGTTGAAGCTGCATTCAAAGTTTGTTTACGCTCTTTGCGCTCAACATCTACCGTCTGCTTCGCGATATCTTGAGTTGATTTCCAAGAAGAAAACAATTCATCTGCCGCGTCATAGTCGTATTTGTTGTTTGCTCGTTCGTATAACTCTGAACGGATCTTGCTGCCGACTACCCACTTCTGAAAGTTGGCGTCCATAGCAATCTCTTTAATGTCAGGATGCTTCTGCTGTAAAGCAGAAAGAGTCTGACTTTGTCGCATCTGATTGCCTAATTGCTCCAACTGTTTAATGGTTGGATGGTTTGCAATTTTGCTGTCAACTGCTTTATCGGGTTCAGCAAAGAAATCTATCTCTTCAGCCTGTTCCGGTTCGTTGACTTTGCTCTGATTAAGAATGAAATCATCTACAACTTTTCTTAGCTGACCTACTTCCTGACCTTGCTGACCGATGCGGGACTCTGCCTCTTGGTGCATCTTAATCAACTCAGCAGGAGTTTTTCCCCTGTAATGCTCGGGGGTGTCATCTACGGCTACCTCTTCAGTATTTTCCGAGACCGCTTCCTGTTGTACTTCTTCATCTACCTCGTTCGTCACTTCGTCAATAAGTTGTGCCACTATTAAACTCCTATGGAGACAAGACCAATTCTAAAAGCTACCCCGAAGGACTTTACGACTCGGCTACCTTGCGTTCGTGTTTAATCTTCGCCTGTCTATCTTTAGCCCATTTCATAGTAGCTCCCGGATAAGAACCGGAGATGGGGTCGAGTACCGACTTAACAGGTGAGATCATCTTACTACTAGCACCGCCACACTCAGGACAGTCACGCGTATAACCTTCAACCACCTTATCGCGGTTAACCATTGCCTCATGGACATGGCCTTCTGCGCATTGGAAATCAAAGATTATCAACATCACTGCTACCCTCTCGTAAGCGATCCACTGTAGATTCTAAGTTAAGTATGTAGGCCAAAATGTTTAACTGGCCTTTACGAAAGTTAAGATCATTCTCATCTTTCGTATACTCAACGCAATTAATGTGAGTAGCGTTAGTGGTTAGCTCCTCAACTAAATCTTTCCACCCTCGCGTTAAAAACATATCCGCGAGGTTGTCGTAATATTGTTCTGTTTCTTTATCCATTCTTCTTAGCCTTAACCTTAGCTTGTAGCTCGTGCAGAAGAATAGCGTGTTGCTTTTCTACGGACTCTAGACGCTTGTTTAGTCTATCTAGCACAGCGTTTATCTGTGTTACTACGTCCTCTAGCTCTCGTTTGGTGATCATTGCGGCATGGCCTTTACGGTATCAAGGTTCAGTTTTTTCTCTTTAAGCTGCGCATCAGCGATTTTAAGTCTGCGTTCAAACTCTTTATCATCTGCCGTGCCAACCTGAAGGTTAGACGTTACCGCTTTGATCTGATCAATCTCTAGCTCTACAGGTATTGCCTTCGTCTCTGCTGCGATCTTCTGCGCTCTGGCTTCTGACTCAGCAGCCTGTCCGTTCAGTGCGTTAGTCTGCGACTGTTGGAACGCCATCTGTGCTTGCATGCTTGCTTGTTGTGCTTGCTGAGCTTCAGGCGAAGGCTGACCTGCTTGCTGTAGAGTTTGTATTAGCTGCTCTCGGTTACTGAGGTTCATGTTGTCTATAATTGATTGAATCAACGCAGGATATAGCGGAGATTCAGGAGACATAGTCTGCAAAAGCTGAACCAACTGTGTAACCTCATACTCTCTCGCAATGATGCCAAGAGATGAAGTAACTTCAAACTTATAATCTGCTACCGGATATAGTTCGGGCTCAAACTGCATGTATCTGTGCGCAGCTTTAGTCACAAACGGTATTAAAAAAGACTCTTGGAAGTTAATTAACGTGCGTTTATGGCGCTTAATCACCGCACCAAGGGACATTGAAATGCCCGCTGCGGTAGCCTCGCCGTTAATTGACCCACCAACACCAACAGAGTCTATTGCGCCTGTGGCAGTCTGCACCATTCGCTGCAACTCACCTGCTTGCGCGAAGGTAATCTGATTGACTTGCCCAAAGTTAAACGGCTGTAGAATTTCCGCAGGATTACCGTTAGTAAGAATGATTTTCCCCGGTCTTACTTCAGGCTTTGCCCCGCGAGGTAAACGAGTTGCGTCCATTGCCATCATTGGGTGGACTGTTAAAGCCAGTGCATCGATCCTAGCCCGTAATTCTGCGTCTAATGCCTTCTGTGAGTTGTAACCCTTCTCACATACACCACGACCCCAGAACCGCGAAGGTACGATGTCCCAAGGAAACGCCACAACTGGGCGATCTTGCATCATGTACGGGTTCTTCTCCGCTTTCAGCAGAGTACCACCGTTAGCTATTACAACAATCGCCTCAACATAGAAGTCTGTGTCTTCTTCGGCGTCTGTTAGCTGTTCAACCTCTTCGTACTCTTCGTTATTCTCAAGTAAATAGCGTGGAACAAGTCCGTAATACTTGGTCAAACGAGTCTTATCGGTAGGCTGCGTGGTAAGTTCGTGGTCTGGATCTAAATCTGTGTCAGGATACGCGAAGTTAAAGGGTACATTCTTGTATACACCTTTCTCTTGTAGCTGTTCTATGGCGTGTGGTGAGACAAATTCATCAATCACTACACCCAAAGCGCTGTCTACGTCCACAGCAACGGGGTCAATCAAGAAGTTTTGAGGTAAAACAGGTCGTAGTTTCACGACTGTGCGGTCTGAGATGTTAACACCCACTGCTTGTAGCTGACCGTCCATAATTGGCTCGGTTGCAGGCTTCATCTCTTTGATTTCTTCTAGCACAATCTCTGCTATGCCTGTGCCAAAGACGGCTGCGTTGATCAAACACTCAGCCACGCCCTTGCGTATCTTGTTCGCTTTAAAGTCTTCCAATAGCTTTTCGCGAAGGTAGACTACGTCTTGCGTCTCTTGGTCAGAGATATCGTCCTTCATGTCAAAGAAACGACCACGACCAAACGTAGCTTCTTCAATCTCTGCGACTGAGGACTCTACGGCTTGTTGTAAGGCAGGGGATATGATCTGTGATCGTTCGGAATCTCGGTTACGGTCTTCGCTAGAGTAAATACCACGCCACAGACGGTAGTATTCGTCAAACTTCTGCTCGTAGTTAGTCTCGTAATGGTCTCGCCAATCGCGACATTTCTCCATTACCCACGACTCAAGAGTCTCTTCTATGCCAAACTTGTCTTCGTTGGATTCGAGCATCTTAATATCCTGATACTGAGTCTAGAACTTCAAACTCATCTACTTCAAAATCGTATGAGTAAGACACCTTGGCTAGTTGATCTATATAAGCCAAAGCGTCTACCATGTCATCGTGGGTTAAAGAATCTGGGAATTGGAAGATTTCATCCATGAATTGGATGTTCCACTCTCCCTTATTGAGGTTGCAGATTCCGTTCTCGAATCTACCTTGCAACGCCCACATAACCCTGTCGGTTTTCTTTTTGTTGCCGTGAGTTAGCTCCTCAACGCGAAAGAAGTTCTGATACTTCTTCATCAGGTCGGTAAGCGGCGACATAACAGCCTGTCGGGCAATGCCCTTCTCTATACCGACTGAGATTGGTTGGTAGTCTCTAACTATTTGAAATATCTTTTCGGCAGTAGCATTTAGCTCCCACCTACCACACACGATATCTTTTACCCACCAACCATACTCGCCTACCTTTACAATGGCAATAGCGGTATTGTCAAGCTTTTTATTTTTAGATTTGGCTTTGCCGACCTCTTCGAAGCCCGCGAGGTCAATTGCAACGTAGTAATCGCCAGTATCTGGCTCTTCGTCATCGAACCGAACCCACTCTTCTTTAAACATTTCAGAGCCGCGCGCTTCGAAAGACGCCATAAACTCTTGGCGAAACGCGAAGGAGGACATGGATTTCTTTGCTGCATCTATCTCTTCTTTGTCTAGTAAGTCGTTATCGTAACTGGTGTAGTGCCATGCTTTATAAGTGGGATCTTCGCCTAAACTGGCTTGTTTGTAGAGTTCATAAAAATGATTTCTACCCATTGGTGTCCCGATAAATAAGGCATCGCCCTTCAAGTCTGTGAGCGCAGGTCGTAAGATTAATTCCCATACATCGGGCTTCATGTCTGCGTATTCGTCCAAGACTAGAAACTTGAGACTTACGCCGCGCATTGTCTCAGGTCTATCAGCGCC